TCGCCAACAACAGTGAGATTACCAGACGCATCTAGCTTCATTTTGTTTGTGCCGCCAGTGGCGAAATACAAAACGCCACCTGATTCAGTAATCGTCCAGTTACCAAAATCAGCAGTAGTCACGTTTGCAGTCGTCATAGTTAGCGCAGTAATGCTGTCGCCATCTTCAATCTTCGCATTTAACTGAGTCTGGATCGCTGAAGTTACACCATCAACATAGTTCAGTTCGGCTCCTGTTGCAGTGACTGCTGTGCCACCGATTGTCAGTGTTGACAGATTTGGTGCAATCGCAGTTGTCCCATCAAGCAAATCATCGATGGCATCGAGATTCGTATTTAATTTTTCTCCCCATGAATCCTCTGACGCACCGACTTCGGGCTTTGTTAGACCATAGGTAGTAGTCGTTGTATCAGCCATGAGTTACTCCTCTATGCGGCAATATCTGACCAAGTTATTGATGTCTCAGGTATTGTACTCCAAGACTGCGTATCTGTACCAATAGGCTCCCACTTCTCTCTCCCGATAGCGGCAAATACAGATGTAACGCTTGGTGCGGCAGATGACTTACGCCTTCTGATGCACGTTGCGCTGATCGTTGCTACCGATGAAGTTGAAGCAGATGCTGATATCGTGAACGCGGCAGTTGCTGTGTTAGTAGATACTGCACTTGATTGACCGTCAACCTCTCTGATGCGCTCACACGCCCCTGAAGTTGATGCGGATACTGATGATGTCGCTGACGCACTCTGGACGCGCTCACAGGACGCTGTAGAGCTTACAGCAGTGGCTGAGACAATTGTCTGTAGGTCAGCGTTATCAAATACGTTGTAGCCATACGCGCCAGTGCCGTATGAGAACTTGTCTGACTCTTTGAGTACAAACTGTTCTGCCACTGAGGTATTGACCGCTGTTGAGCTTACGACAGCCCCAGATCCAAACGTGGCGTTACAGGATGCAGTGATTGAGCTTGACGCAGAACCACTGATCGTTCCTGANAGCGTGGTTGTATATCCATCTGCCGTAGTAGATGACGACACAGATGTAGCCGCACTACCAGTGTGAACTACACCTTCTGTCCCGTAATCACTGCTACCGTATAAGTCGTAGCCGTATCCACCGCGCTCAATTGGCATCTATTAGTCCAACGTAATATCGAGGTCACCGGCAGGAACGCGGAATACGTCACCAGTCTCGATTGTCTTTGAGCTAGTCAGTGCCGCGTATGCAAGCATGTTTCCACCTGTAGATGCATCCCACACAGCAACGTGGGTCACAGTGCCAAAGTTTGCAGTCGCGGTTGAGTATTCAACAGCAGCAGTGTTTGACGTTGTGTTGCCTGAAGTGGTGAACGCAACAGTAGCGCGAGCATATGCTGTGCCTGACGTTGATACCTCTGTGCCTGATCCATCTTCATCTGGGTTTGCAGTGTGAAGTGCCAAGTAAAGTGTGCCGGGCGCAGTGTAAGCCGCACCTCCGAAAACGTGATCCAAGATCTCTGTTTCCAAATAATTTGAGAATGACATTATCCAAGTCCTCGTATGTTAAGTCTGATACCTGTTCCTGAGTTCTTCACCCGCTCTGAGTGGTTATTCAGGTTCTGTACTGCCGCCGCATACATCTGCGCCCAGACAGCCAAACGTGCATCTTCTTGCAGGTATGGTGCTGAGTGCGTCAGTGCGCCGTACAGGTACACATCCGGGGCATATTCCAACAACCAGTTNGTAGTGTTGGAGTCGGATAATGCCGGAATCTTTGCNTAGTATAGCAGTTCAAAGTCAGTATCTTCATCCGGCGTGGGATAAAGCTCAAACTCACCGCGAACGTGGGCATAGAACCGTGGGGTTCCTGCCTGATCTTCTGCCGCCGCCCGCTTGTCAGCCATGCCGCTCAAACTGAGTAGCTCAACGACTGATGTGCCGCCGCCGGTTAAGTGNAGGCGGATAGTCTCGTTCCAATCAGCAGGGACTTGCATGTACTGGTCACCCTGCGACTGTTGACCACTTGACCGCTCTTCCATGCGCCAGTGGCGGATGTCCCGGTTGAACTGACCCTCGGCCAACTGAATGAATGTTGGGATCGCAGAGTCGAGATCATCCCGGTTCAGGAAGTCACTCATCGTGGTCTTTAAATTGGTGTAGTTCGTAATCGCCATTACTTGGCCATCCTCTGTTTAGCGAACTGTAGTGCCAAGTCTATCAGAGCCTCGTCTGACAGTCTGCCTTGCTCGGGGCTGTAGGCTTGGACGCCTGCTACGTTCTCTTCGTAGTCACCGATAGCGTCAGGCTTCCGGTCGCTGAATAGATACTGCTTACCCTGATATGCTCTGGCTCCGCTGATCGCCGCCTCTGGACTCATGCCTCTGGCCGCCATGTCGTAGCCGCCAATGAAGTTCAGCATCTGATCCTGAAGGTTGCGATCCACTCGTGGCCCTGCAAGCTCTGGGCGCAGTTTCTGAATCATCTCAGGTGATCTGTTGTAGTACGTCTGATGACCGCGTGTGAAGAACTTGTGTAGCTCTGAGTATGGTACGTCACCGATCAGGTCAAGGATGCCGTAGTCTTCATATGGATTAGCCATTACAGGAACAACTCCGCAAACAGTGCTAATGGATCGGTCATTCTGGATTCACCGTATGCCGCACGTTCTGATATGTCACCAACGTCTGGAGCAATCAATGACAGGATGCCTGCGTTGCTCAGGTTGCGGTTTAGCTTGTCTGATGCGAATGCCACCTTGTTTGCCGCTTGTGATACCGGGTTATTTGAAACGCCACGAATGGATCCAACATTACCTCTCTGGGCGGCTTCGTTCAGGATATCTGTAGCCATCTTGACGCCAACTGATGGCTTACCCATGACTTCGTTTGCCTGCTGTGATGGGCTTGGTACGCCAGTGTTGGCCATGGCATTACCGCCTGCGAGAAGAGCAAGCAACCCTGCTGACGGCTTGACCAATGGGCTACCCATAACACGGTCCACGATCTGTGGTGTGATAATCCCTGATGGCTTCATGCGACTAATTGAATACTGCGCTCTCGTGTGATCAAAGTCTTTGCTGTCTTTTGCGGCGCGGGGCAACGCTTTAAGTTCTGCCGATGTTGCGACACCGACTTCATCGCCAAACCTGTTTCCACGAATCGTTTGCGCGTCTTGAGCGATGTCGTATGCGTGAACATCCTGAATAAGTTCACCAAGGGTTCGACCCTGTGCGGCCATCGGATAAGTGTTGTGAACTCCATCCTTGACGTAATCAGCGAATGGATCGATCTCGATGACGCTCTGAAGCCCCATGTCTTGGCCTTCGTATTGAGCCGCGTCACTGATCGCCAAGTTTGCCTGCGTTGATGATAGACCGCCGTTATCAACGATGGTCTTCTTGTTCATCTCCATGCCCATCTTCTTGCGGACACCTGCATCGAGTCCTTGGAAGTGCGTGAGGATATTCTCAGAGTCAATTCCCGGCCATGTCGGATCGACAGCCTTCATTGCCTTGTCAACGGCTTTCTTTTGCGTCTTGTTCATCCCTGACTGTGCGTAGCTGAGCATTACCTCAGTTGGCATAGTTGAGAATCCTGTGGCTTGCGGACCCATGCGATATGGCAGTTTGATTGGTAGCATCCCCGCCTCATCTGCAAGATCGCGTGTCTTGTTGAATAAGCTCGGAATAATACTGTCGCCTGACGCCCAACCATACCCTGAGTCGAGAGCAAAGCCCTGACCACCTTGCAGATTTACTGGTAGCTTCAGTTCAACATCGTTGATTCGTTTGACCACTGCACCTGCCGCTGAGCGATCAGACTCACCGATCACATATGGGCGGCCCAGTAGCTCTTCAAATGAAAGTGGGTTAGCTGTCTGAGTTCCACGGCTGTCGTACCCGACCTCAAGTGCGTTTGCTCTTTCAAGCTCACCCTTGCGGTCTTGAATATATCTCTGATCAAAGCCGACTTCGCCGGGTCTGATGATAACTTCCCCTGCTTTACGAAACGGGCTGAATACGCCTGCTTCAGCGTCCTCGCTCATCATCATCGAGCCAAGAGTTGTCGCCGCCGCCGGGACACCGTAGACCTGAATGCGGTCATACACTGGGTGCTTTTTGCCGCGTACCTCGATCTCACCGACTTGGTTGCCCAAGTGGACGCCGCCTTTCTTTGTTGGCCGTAGTCGAGGCTCTGATGATGCGTTTGGATAACGCGCCATCTCGACACCTTCCGGGAACTCTGACGCCAGTGAGTAGTAGTGCGTCTTTCCGTCTTCAACTGAAACTATCGGAAAGTCCTTGCCGGGATTCGGATCGAAACCTTCTGGAGTCTTGGTCCAGTTCCAACCTGCTTTCTTTTTGAATAGGTTGGTCTTTACCTTGCGACCTGTCTTTTTGAACTCGCCCTCTGGGATGTTTGTGTTTGACACTTGCATCGATGGCTTACCGTCAGGTCCGACAGCAATGCGGGCTGAATCAGGGAACTGGCCAGATACATCTTGCAGTGGCTTACCCATTTGCATGTATCGACCGCCGGGCTGAAACTCAAAGTCGCTTAGGAATGGCTTGTATGCTCTGTCGTTTGGATCGAACATCCGCTGTGGTGCGGGCATGATTGAGCGAGAGTCACTGTCGAGACGCTTGATGCTGTCAAAGTCTTCAACGCCCTTTCCGATGATCTCGAAAAGACTTTTTGCTTTTGCCATTTGCAGTCCTAAAACCGCTCGCCCACGACTATTCTACCAGAGGCCGCTAATCAAGCAACGCCCGCGAGATTTCTTCGTATTGGCGTATTCCATGAATCGGTCTGATGGACGCCTTGTTTGTAGATGGCCACCAAGCCAAAAGCATCAGCGCCGTGGGAAGCCCAGTCATGTTCTGGTCCAAGCCCGACCCCTCGCACTTCGTCACGCTTCTCGTGATACCAACCGAGTGCCTCTCTTCCGGCCTTTGTGTTTTCGTCATGGAATCGGCAACTGGGGAATAAGCGTCTTGCCGCTTCGATGCGGGACAGTACAGCGCCTGCGCCTTGGTTCGGGATAGTGTCAACAGTGAATCCGGCATCTTGCAAATACGTCTCCGGGGTTACCTTGTAAACCATGTCATGCTTCCGACCGTCATGCGGCAGGACCATCAGCGCGTCCTCGTAGCCTCTGGCGCGTAACCAGTGAACGTGAGACTCAAACGGCTGACCTACGGCCTCATAGTAGTCAAGAAGCCTGATCTCTTCACCGATGTACTGAACTACCCATATTGCAGTAGCGTCAGACTTGCGAGAAGTACCACCGATATCCCATACAGCGTAGCACTTACTAAGAGGATCTTTACCAAAGAATCCGATTCTTCCATCGAGAGCGGCCCTGTTCAAATGTTCTGCGTAGTAAGCACCCTCCAGTACAGTGGCATACTCACCCTCCCATACATGAGCGTACCGCTCCGGGTTCATCGTCAGACAGTCATCTTTTTCCTGAAGTAGTACGTTACTGATCCACGGGTTGTGCTTCCAGTTTGCGTTGACGACAACAGAACCTGTTGGAGTTCTGTCTCCTCGCAGTAACTGATCAATCGCATCTGTCGGGCGGTGAGGGTTCCAACTAGCCCAGATCTCTGATCCCTCTTTTCGCATTGTTGGCGTGAGCAATTCAAGGGAACGATGTGATAGGGATTGCGCTTCTTCGATCCACGCACGATCAAAACCTTCCAGTGACTTAATTGAGTCAGCAGTGTGATCCTGCATGCCAGTGAATATGATAACACCGTCACCCGGCGTCTCGATGTACTCCCGGTAAACCCGGAAGCCTGCCTGTTCACCTAAGTTGTAGCCCTGTAGCTTGTCCTCGAGAAGACGTTTGGATGACTGCTTGAGAGACTTCTGCACCTCCCGAATACAGACAGCCCGGAGTCCCGGCGTTCGTAGCGCCTCTGCGATCATGAGGTCAGCAAAGAAGTGTGACTTACCACTACCACGGCCTCCCCAAGCTCCCTTGTAACGTGCCGGGTTCAGCAGTGGCGCGAATACCTCGGCGTATCTGAACCTAGCCTGCATGTGGTGATGGGACCGCTTCCCAGATACAGCTTGTGATCTTCTCGCCCTGTGTCTGGTGATCAATTACCTGCTTGTCGCCATACTTCTTCGGCAACAACCGTGAAGAGGTCCACTTACGAACATCGGTCCTGAGCTTGTCTACTTGGATTGTCTCTATCGTGGCATTGTCTGCGATCTCTTCGATCAATTCAGCCGCCCACTGTGCCTGAGCCGCCTTGGCTATCTCGTATTTGTGGAGAAATTCTGGGTGTTTAAACATCCATGTGTAGAACGTCTTCTTGTCTGGAGTCCAATCAAGGTCTTCGCATAGTGCGCGCACAGACATGCCTGAAGCGATCTCGATCATCATCCGATCCGCCAGTTCATCGTTGTACTTGCTTGGTCTGCCGACTTTACTCTGTGCCATTGAAGCGTCCAAAGTTGTTGTTGATGACAACTTTATACCACTGTGGGTATCACCTGTTCAATTGCTCCTTGCCCTTGACTCGCATCATCTTCCTGCCACGGCGCTTCTGTATGGCCTCATCACCTACTACATTGCGGCAGTTGAGTTCAGCGATCAGGAATGGAACCTTGGCACTCCCTGCCTTTTGGACAACGTGGTACTTGGCTGACCGTGTGCCTGAGTTCAGGATGCGGAATGTGTGGCCAGTCTCCTTCACTAGCCACTCCATCTCCTCAAACGCCGCTCCTAAGTCATCAAACGACATCCAGACTCTCCAGTCGCTTAATCTCGGCCTCTGCGTAGAACTTGATCTTCTTGGCGTCCCTGAGCATCTCGCTGTGTTCTACCTCGCCGTAGCGGTAGCAGGCACGAAAGATCTCACCGATCTGAGCGTTCATGTTCTTGTGGCTGATGAGATCCTGTAGCTCGTTCGCCGGGAACGGTAGCTCATAATACTTGGCAGTTGATCCGTCTGATTTGATCATAGCCCTACCCAAGTCATGTTGTGGACGATCTTGTGAACGTGTGTCTTTGACACCTCAAACTTCTCAGCGATCGACTGGAGCGTCAGACCTTCCTCACGCAGTGCCTTGATCAATAGCACATCCTCCGGGTCGAGCTTGCGGCTCCTGTGTTTTTCCCAGTGCCTGTTTTTTGCAAAATGAATTGACATTACTTCACCTTATCCAATTGGTCATCTTCATACTGGCCGATCCAGTTCTGGTAGTTTTCCCATTCAAGCTCGCCATATGTGTCGAGATCTCGAGTGGGGCCGCAGTGGATGCAAACCTCATGGCCTAAATCCAAATGCTTCTTCTCAACCTTTGCCCCGCAGTTAGGGCAGGTTGGGTAACGTGGATCACTCATTGTCATCACCCCACTTCTTTTTTGCCAACCAGTCACCAAGTGCCGCGAGAGCGCCTGCAAATGCAAACGACAAAGATGCGGCTAAACACACGATGAAAAGATTTTCTAATCCAGTGCCTGTCATTTCTCGCCCCTCGGGCCGCTTACGCGGCCTTTCCTAATTCAAAGTAGTGAGCCTCTTCGTATGGCTCAGCAGGGAGTGACTCGATGAACGCTTGATCCACGGTCTGCATGTTGTAGCCCATACCGTAGCGCCACATCATGTTCTGCTCATTTTCCCACTTGATGATCTGTTCAACAGAAACGTGACACTGAGCGGCTAACTCGTTGCGCTCAACCTCTTCACGATTATTCTCTTCCTCGATCTCTTCGCCGAGACGCTTAACAGCGATCTCCAGATCTTCCTCGGACATGTCGTATGCCCACCGAGCGCGACAGCCATGTAGGCTCTTGTGCATGTCGCTGAACAATTCTGCTAACGCTTCTTGATGTGTCATATTTTTCTCCTATTCCCAGAGGGACGGCTTACGCCGCCGCTCCTTTTGCCATTTCACGAACCGCATAACCGTTGCGGACCATTGACTTGAATGGGGCTGTAGCCGCCAAGTACATGTCAAACTCGAAAGGCAGAACACGCTCCCAACCTTCAGCCATTGTCAAAACGAAAAACTCACGGTCAAACACACCAGACTTTTCGTTGTATGTGACAACCTCAGCCGCGTCACCAACTGACGTAGAGCGTAAGCCCCAGTCACGGCCACGACCGCCAACCACTGTGATGCGATTATCGAAATCACGATTCTCGTCACCTTCCAAAAACTCACCGCGTGACCATGACCCGGCGATGTTTTGAGTCAACGCGAACGATGCTTCTAATGCATCACGAACTTCCATTGACGCTGTTACTGGCGTGAATGTCGCAACTTCTGAAGCCTCTGTCTCGAAAGCCGCGTGGAAGATCTTAACTTGCTGTGCTGTGATCATGTCGTTTTCTCCTAATTGGTAAATATTTCCGACACACAAATAATAACAGGTCTGAGCATGTATGCAACACTTTACGTTTCTTTTTATGCACTTTTTCTTTGTTCGATGCCCTCAAGCCTAGCCTTAGCCAGTCGTATGCGCCGCTTGTCCTCAAGTGTGAGGTTCTCTGCACCGTTGGCTATGCTGAGAACGATCTCGTCCTCAAGGGCTTCCTGTTGCATCTTCTTGGTATATACAGGGCGTATATACTCTCGGTCCGGCGGGAAGATTTCTGACAGCGGCAGGCCAAGAGCCTCAACCAGTTTTGGACCGTCAGCGCCACAGACAAAGCAGTGGGCCAACACAGTGCCGTCAGCGCACTCCTTGATGGACATGTTGAAGCCCTTGCCGTTGTGGACAGGGCATGGGATCCGCCACTTGTCCTGACCTGAGTTGCGGACCTTGCTGACACTGTTGAGGATATTATCAACTGGCATTCTTCATCACCTCATAGTTGCGTTTGATGTTCTGGCTAACGATGAATCTTTTCACTTCTTCAGATATCCCGTCAACCGGCTTGGCGGTGATCGCGTTAGGCCACACGCCAAACTTCTGTTTGTACTTGTGTGACGCCCAACCTTCCTTGAACCCGCGAGTCTTGGCGTAGTGCTGTAGCTCACCGAGGAACTCGGCCTTGCGCTCTTTCGAGTACACCTTGTTAGCGGACTTAGCCAACTGCACTAAGTCCGATCCGTCAGTCTCGATCCGCTCCTTGATCGGGATCTCGTAACCACAACTACACCTGATCCCAACCATTTGCCGGTAGCACTGTGGGCAGTCCTTGACCTTGGCTTCTTTCTTGTCCTTGAGTTGCTTCTTCTCGCTGAACTGTTTCTCGCCGTCATCCAGTGACTCCGGGATCATGTCCTCGCAGAAACCGAACCGGCTGACATTACCTGCGTGATCGAGATATATCGCGTTCTTCTTGCCCGGTGCTGTACGCATGATACGACCCACGCGCTGTTGGAACTGGATCGCTGACCTTGTAGCTTTTAAGTCAATACACGCCGATGTAGTCGGGCTGTCCCAACCTGTGTTCAGCAACTGAGAGCATGACAGGATCATGAACTCACCTGCATCGTGGGCCTCAAACAATTCGTCCCGGATGTCGGTGTCCATGTAGCCATCGATGTGTTCCGCCCGGATGCCTGCCTCATTGAACTGATCAACCAGAGCCTTGGATGTTTTGATTGATGGGCAGAATGCGACAGTCTGGCGACCCTCGGCATACTTCACCCAGTTTGCGATCACATCGCCAACCAAGCCCTCTTCCTTCTCGATAGCCTCGCCTAGTGATCTCTCATCATAGTCAGTGCCGCCAGTCTTGAGTGACTTGGTCTTGACGCCACTTAGGGACGCCTGACGGCCTCCGTAGTAATCGACAGGGCAGAGGTATTCCTCCTCCAGTAGCTCTCGTGTTGTGATCGGCACGATCAGGTCATCGTAATACTTTCCGAGTCCCTTGCTGTATGGAGTGGCTGACAGTCCGATGAACGGCACGTTGTTGTACTGCTCGAAAATCTTCTCGAGGTACTTGTACATGGTGTGCGCCTCATCAACGATGGCAAAGTCAAAGTCAGGCGTGTTCTTTCTGCGAGCCAGTGTCTGGACCGATGCGATCTGGATCGGGGCCATGGGGTTACTCATAAAGTGATCACCCTGCATGACGCCGAACGGCAGGCCATGGGCATCGAATGCTTCGATTGACTGTGAGATCAGTTTCACCCGGTCGCAGATAAAGATGCCACGCTTCCCTTTATCGAGAGCGTTCTTCAGCATCGCGGCGGCTGTGATGGTTTTACCGAACGAACATGGAGCGGCAAGCATTGGTCGCTTGTGTCCAGTTGCTAGTGAGTGCCGTAGCATCTCGATGGCTGTTTGTTGATGTGGTCGTAGTTGCATATTTTTCTTCCGGCCATAGTTGTCTTTTTGAGGGCTATTAGGCAACCCTCACTCTTCTTCTTGCGCTAGTCCATGAACATCCAGTCATCAGCAACGATTTGCGGCGGCATTAGCCGAGGCTCGTAACACCTCACCCCCACTGCACACTTGATGTGTACACTTGGTTGCCTTTTACGCTGTTTGTCCCGCCCTCAGAGGTCGGATGTTCACTCTTGCTTTTTCGTGCTACAGCACAATGCGACTGTTTTGACGGGAGGAGAGTATTTCGGACTGTTTCGGAGAGATTCGTATTGTATTGACCAGAACAACCTGTGCGGTCACAATACACCTGTGCCGGAATGCGACACGGGTCTTTATGTCTCTCATGTTTCAGTCCGGATACGCTAGGAGATTGGCAGTCTCCGCCCGGCACTGTTTTAAACCTTACCCCCGTCAGAATTTTTTTGCAAAGTGTTTTTCACACAAGTCTTCAACATAGTTGTCTGGAACCCACAACTGCACCGGCCCGGTGTACTGCACCAGAATGGCTGTGTAGTCGATCATTTCCCAGACCTCGCCCGCAGGCTCATCGTCACGATCCTTCCACGAATCGACCAACTGGATTGAGTATGACAACTCATACTCCATGCCGTTGATGATCGGCCAGAGAAAGATTTCGCACTGATCCATTACTTCCAT